TGCGCCTACTGCGGATCATCGCGCGCCAGCTCGCCGACGGTCTCGAGGCGCCCGGTTGGGCCGAGCGCAAGCTCGCCGCCGTCCAGGCCCTACGGCGCGCGTCGCAGGCCGTTGTGGACGAGCTCGGTAAGGCCGTCCGCCTCGACGTGTTCGACGCCGTAGCGGAGTCCTACAGTCGCGGGCACCGCGCCGCAGTCGCCGAGCTCGGCGCCCTGTCCGACCGCGCCCGGCAGCTGGTCGACGACGTGACCCCGCAAGCGCAGGCCGTCGACCGCCTCGCCGCCGAGGCCGTGCAGGTGGTGACCTCAACGCACCGCTCGATTCTGCGCAGCGTCGTCGACGGTTTCCGGGCGATCGTCGCGGAGGTCACGGCCACGCCGCTATTGGGCACCGGCACCCGCCGCCAGGCCACACAGGACGCCATGCGACGTTTCGCCGACCAGGGGATCACGTCGTTTGTGGACCGCGCCGGCCGCCGATGGTCGCTCCCTGTCTATGCCGAGATGGCTGTACGCACCAGCGTTGCCCGGGCCGCAACGGAGGCGCACGCGCGCACGCTCACCGACGCCGGTATCGAGCTGGTCGTCGTGAGCAATGCGCCGCGTGAGTGCCCCCTGTGCCGGCCGTGGGAAGGCAAGGTACTGACGCTCACGGGCCCGGGTGGCGCCCGCACGATCGAGGTCGAGCACGCCACCGAGGACGGCCGCATGGTCCCCGTGCGCGTCGCCGGCAGTCTCGACGAGGCCCGCCGCGCAGGGTTGCAGCACCCCAACTGTCGGCACAGCGTGTCGGCGTACACGCCCGGGCTGACGAAGACCGGGCAGGCCGAGCCCGACCCGGACGGGTACGAGGCCGGCCAGCGACAGCGCGAGATTGAGCGGCACATCAGGAAGTACAAGCGCCGCGCCGCCGCCGCCCTCGACCCCGCCCAGCAGCGCGCAGCTGAGGGCAAGGTGAGGCAGTGGCAAAAGGCCATGAGGTCGCACCTCGCCGCCCACCCTGATCTGCGCCGCAACCGCGTACGCGAGCAGGAGGGCGCCGGCAACCTCCCGCCCGAGCAACACGCCGCCCGCGGGCAGGGCACGCCCCCGCCACCGCTGCCGGCCGAGCAGATCGAGCGGGCCCGCGTGTGGTCCGGCGACGAGCAGTCGATACGGGAGATGGACGACGACCAGCTCGCCGCCGCGCTGCGCACACCGCTCGACGACCGCGCCCGGGCCCGCATCCAGGCCGAGGCCGACCGCCGCGACCTCGCGCAGCTGCTCGACCGCGCTGCCCCTCGCGGGCAGCTGGTCGACGACCTGCTCGCCCTGTCCGACGACCAGCTCGCCCGCGTGTGGCCGCACGTCGACACCGCCGACCAGCTGCGCATCATGGCGGAGACGGATCGACGCGACCGCGCCGGACGACTCCCGGGCGCGCGTGCTGATCTGGTCGGGTTGTCCGACGACCAGCTCGCCGCCCGCTACCGGGATGCCGGCACCGGCCCGGAGGCCGACGCGATCGCCGCGGAGGCCGCCCGCCGTGACCTGCTCGCCCGGTACTTCCCCGGCGGGCAGTTGCTCGACGACCTCGACAGTCTCGACGACGACGACCTCGCATGGTGCATGCAGTACGCGACCGCAGGCGAGCTTGACCGGATCGCCGCCACGTTCGACCGCCGCGAGCCTGTCGCCCTACCGGCGCCCGCCGCGACCGGGGATGCGGTCGAGGACCTGCTCGCCGACCGCGACGCCCTCGCCGACGCCATGGCGCCGGCCCCGGACCCCGAGGAGTGGGGAGCGCTCGCCGACGACGACGAGTTCTGGGGGAGCGTGCAGGCCGCCGCCAAGCTGTATCGCGCCGACGGCGACGAGGACCAGGAGCAGGACGAGCGACGGCTCATCACCCGCCGCGAGGCCCGCGCCCTGTACGACGAGTACGTCTACCGGCAGTACCTCGCCGCCGAAGACGCGTGTAACGGGTACCTGCTCAACGCCAAGGCCCGGGCCGCCGGGATCAACGCGGCAAGCCTGTTCAGTGGGCCCGCCCGTATCGCGTATGCACGCGCGTCGGACGAGCTGAAAGAGTGGTGGGCCGAGCACGGCCGGTTGACACAAGCTGAGTTCATCGAGTCTGTGACTGGCAAGCCGCAGCGATGGGCAGCAGGCGCCCGCCATAACGAGTCCGACCAGCAGAACAAGAGGTAACGAATGGGCACGCGCGAGGAGATCACCCGGGCAGTCACGGCCGGTCGCGAGGCCGGCGACCGCGGCGACCCGCCGACCGCATGCCCCTACCCGGGCACCTCGATTCTGCGAACCGCATGGATCAGGGGATATACCGAGCGGCGCCCCCTGTCCGCGCAGCCCGAGCGCACCGAGTAGCACCCCCCACTGACAACGGCCCCTCGAGGGCCGCCACAGACCCAAGGGCCCGCCGCGTGCGGGCCCTTACGCATGCCCGCGCCGGCCCGCCAGGAGCGGCCCGCGGGCGTGCAGGGACGCCGCCAGGAGCGGCCCCACCGGCATCACCTCGACGCCCGCCAGGAGCGGGCCCGACAGCCCCAGGAGGGCACCCCGCATGAGCGAGACCAGCGGCACCACGACCGGCCAGCCGGGCACCGGCGAGGGCGTGCAGCAGGGCACCGGCGGGCAGGACCCGGCCAGCACCGCGCCGACGCCGACCGCGCCGCCGAACGGCCAGGCCCCGCAGCAGGGCGACGACGACGCCGCGGCCCGGATCGCACGCCTCGAGGCCGAGCTCGCCGACGCCCGCAAGGAAGCCGGCAAGCAGCGCACCACGGCCAAGCAGCGCGCCGCCGAGGAGGCCAAGCGCGAGCTTGCGCAGCAGATCGGCAAGGCGCTGGGCATCGTCGACGATGACACCCCGCCGGACCCCGACCAGCTCGCGCAGCAGCTCGCCGCCGAGCAGGCCCGGGCCCGACAGACCGCCGTCGAGCTCGCCGTGTACCGCACCGCGCCGACCGCGGGCGCCGACCCCGACGCCCTGCTCGACTCCCGCGCGTTCGCCGACGCCGTCGCCCAGCTCGACCCGACCGACACCGCGGCGATCACCGCAGCGATTCAGGCCGCGGTCAAGGCAAACCCGCGCCTCGCCGCCCAGCAGCAGGCACCGCAGCAGCCGGCCGGACCGGCGCGCAGCGGCGCCGAGTTCACCAGCGGCGGGGGCAGCGAGGTCACGCCGGCCCAGTTCGCCGCCATGACCTACCAGCAGCGGACGCAGCTCTACCAGTCCGACCCCGACACCTACCGGCGCCTCGCCGGATCGTGACGCCCGGCGCCCGCCGGGCGACCCCACCAGACCGCCCGGCGACCGCGCCGGCACACCCGTAAGGAGGGCCCACCGTGGCCGAGACCACCGCCGCAAACTTGATCGTCCCCGAGGTCTGGGGCGACCTCGCACAGGCCCGATTCGAAGGCGCCGTGCGCGTGCTCAACTCCGGTGCCGTGATGACCGACGACACCCTGGTCGGTCAGCCGGGCGACCGGATCAACTTCCCGCGCTGGGGCAGGCTCGGCGAGCTCGACGACCTCGCCGAGGCCGTGCCCATGGTGCCCGAGGCCATGACGCAGAGCAGCAGCGAGGCCGTGATCAAGGAGGCCGGTAAGGCCGTCGAGCTCACGGACAAGGCCCTTCTGACCGGGCTCGGCGACCCGCGCGACGAGGCACAGCGCCAGTTCGGCATCCTCGCCGCGCGCAAGGTCGACGGAGACCTCATCGCGCAGGCGCAGGCCGACGAGACCGCGGCCGGGGGCGGGCAGCCGTACCGGTTCACCGCGCCGGCCGGGGCGACCGCCCTGTCGTGGGGTGTGGTCAACGAGGCCATCGGCATGTTCGGCGACGAATGGGACCCGGCCGAAATGGCTGGTCTGTTCATCAACTCGGCGCAGCGCACGCAGGTGTGGAACGACGACCAGTTCGCCGACGCGTCGCGGATCGGCGGGGCGTCCGTGGTGCGTACCGGGCAGATCGGCGAGATCGCCGGGCTGCCCGTGTTCGTCACCAACCGACTCGCCGCGGGCAAGTTCCTGATCATGAAGCGGAACGCGCTCGGCGCCCTCTACAAGCGCCGGCCGATCGTCGAGACCGACCGCGACATCCTCAAGAGGACGACCGTGATCACCACAAACGTGCACTACGCCGTCAAGCGGCTCGACGACAAGGGCGTCGTGGTCGGCACCCTCGCCACCGCCTAAGCAGGAAGGAGGGCGCCGCCATGCTGCTGCGCCGCTACCACGACCAGGCCCCGCCCGGCACCGCGCCGGAAGGGGACAACGGGCCGGCCGCCCTCGAGCGGCCGGCCCGTTCCGCGTCCAAGGCCGAATGGATCGCCTACGCCGTCGCCCAGGGCGCCGAGCAGGACGACGCCGAGGCCGCCACCAAGGAACAGCTCATCGAGCAGTACGGGGGGTGACCCGTGGCAGCCCGCGTCTACGCCACCCCCGAGCAGCTGTCGGCGTGGACCGGGCAGCCGGCCCCGCCGGACGCCGAGCGCCTGCTCACCCGCGCCAGTCAGGACGTAGACGACGCCCTGATCACAGCTGTCTACGACACCGACGCACTCGGCATGCCGACCGACCCGCGCATCGTGCAGGCCCTCGCCGACGCGACGTGCGCGCAGGTCGAGTACCAGCAGGAGACCGGCGACACCGGCACCGGCGCCGCCGGCCGATGGGACTCAGTGTCGATCGGCCCGGTGTCCCTGTCCGGGCGCAAGGACGGCCCCGCCGCGGCGGGTGATGTGGACCTCGCCCCGCGGGCGCACCGCGCCCTACGGCGCGCCGGATTGCTGCCCGGGGTGATCTGGTGAGGGTCCCCGGGTGGCTACTGCGCCACCGCGTCATCGTCGAGCCGTTCGAGGGCGATGGAGCGTACGGGCCCGTGTGGGGTGAGCCGGCCACGGCCGCGGCCCTGGTGACCGAGACCGTCAAGCAGGTCCGCGACGCCACGGGCGACACGGTCGTCTCTACCGCGCAGGTCTACGCGGGCCCGGATCTGGTCTGCCCGGTCGGCTCCCGCGTGACCCTCCCCGACGGCCGGATCACCCGTGCGCTCACCGTCGCCCACCACACCGCGCCCGGTCTGCCGGTGCCCGAGTCGACGGAGGTGTATTGCGAGTGAGTCGCGCACAGATCCGATGGAGTGGCGACGCTGCCCTCGCCGCGATGCGGCAGGGCGCCGTCCGCGGCGTGCGGCTGGGGGCCGAGCACCTGTTGCAGGTGTCCCGTACCCGCGTGCCGATCGAAGAGGGCACCCTTGAGCGCTCCGGAGTCGCATCGGTCGATGAGTCGTCCGTGACGGCTGCTGTCAGCTATGACAGCCCGTACGCCGTCCGCCAGCACGAGGATCTGACGCTCAGGCACGACAGCGGCCGGACTGCGAAGTACCTCGAGCGGCCGTTGCAGGAGGAGAACGGCACGATCACTGAGATCATCGCCGCGCAGGTGCGGAGGGCACTGCGGTGAGCTTCCTCCGCGATCTGGTCGACGGTCTGGCCCGCACCCTCGCCGCCGCGGGTGTGGCCACCTACCGGCCTAGCGGCGCCTATACAGCCGGCGAGACCGCGATCACGGACACCGTGCTACCGGACAAGCCGGACCGCGCCGTCGTGCTCACCGCCTACGACACCACCGACGATCCCGCGCTCACCGACTGCACCCTCGCCGTGCAGGTACGCACCCGCGCAGGCCTCGACCCGCGCGAGTGCGCCGACCTCGACGAGGCCGTGTTCGCCGTCCTGCACGGCCTACGTGACCAGACGTACGGCACGGCCGCGCTCCGGTTCATGAAGCGCGACAACACCGCGCCGATGGGCCGCGACGCCAACGGCCGGCACGAGCGCACCAGCAACTACACGATCCGGGCGCAGCGCCCGGCATCCGACCGCCTCGAATAGGAGGGCCCCCATGTCCACCCCCACCGAGCCGACGGAGACCGAGACTGCGCTCGCGCGCCGGTACCGCGTCGATGTCGACACCGGCAGCGGCACGACCGCATGGTCGTGGCTGCCCGGCATCAAGGAGTTCGCGCCGAAGGTCGAGCCGACCCAGCAGGACAGCACCACCTACGACGACGACGGTTGGGCCGACCAGACCGTCACCCAGCTTGCGTGGTCGGCCGAGATCACGATGCTGCACCGCTGCAACCCGACGACGAAGGCGTTCAACGCCGCACAGGAGACGCTGAGGCTTGCGTCTGAGCAGTTCGGCGACGGGTCCCGTGTGCACGTGCGGTGGTACGACAAGGAGGGCCGTGACGAGGCGTACGAGGGGTACGCCCTGGTCACCTGGGAGCGTGACGGCACCGCGACCGACGACCTCGACAGTGTCAAGGTCACGCTGACCGGCAAGGGCGCCCGCACGAAGATCACCAACCCGCTCGCCGAGACGGGGGCGTAAGCGTGGCGTTCGACGCACTCAGCGAGCTACTCGACGAGTCGCTCGCCCTACCCATCGGCAGCACGACGTACCGCATCCCCCCGCCGTCCGCGGAAACCGGTCTGCGCGTGCAAGCCATCATGCAGGCCGCCGCAGTCGCCGCGGACGGAGGCCAGGTTGACCGCGAAGTCCTCGCGGACGCTGCCGAGCGTGACCTCTATCGCGATGTGCTCGGCACCGCGCATGCCGAGATGGTGGCCGATGGCGTGTCCTGGCCGATGCTCAAGCACGCCGCGGTGACGGCCATGGTGTGGATCGTCCAGGACAAGGCCGCCGCTGAGCGCTACTGGAACGCGGCCGGCGACCCAAATCGACTCGCCCCGAACCGGCAGGCCCGCCGCAGCTCATCGGACACGGCGAGTTCGACCCGGTCTCGGGGCTCCACGAGTTCTACGACCCGCCGCCGGGGCAACCGCGCCAGCGGGCGCAAGCGCGCGCCGCGCGCGTGACGTGGCGGCAGCTGCTCGACGAGTGGCCGCTGATCGAGGCGGACCTACACGAGGTGTACGGCATCGATGCGGGCGAGCCGGGCCTACTGCGGGCCCGGTCGTGGCGATGGCTACGCGCCCGCATCTTCGGCCTGCTCAGCGCCGACTCCCGCATCAACCGCCTGCTGAACCCCCCACCTGATCCGCCCTCGCCGAGGGCGCGCAAGTAGCACCGCGCCGCAGCTGCGGCCTACCCGAGAGGAGGCCGCGCTATGGCGTTGACCGTGGGCGAGCTGGCCGCCACGATCACCGTGGACGACAGCGAGGCCGAGCAGGGCCTCGACGGCTTCCAGAACCGGTTGCGGTCCGCGCTCGCGCGTGCCGTGCAGCGGGCCCGCCGCGGCGGGCAGGATGCCGGCGACGCCCTGGGCGACGGCCTCGAGCAGGGCGCCGAGCAGGGCGCCGACCAGGCCGGCGAGTCGATCACCGGCAAGCTCAAAGGGCTTGCGCTCGGCGTCGTGGGGGGTGCGCTCGGCGCCGCGCTTATGGCCGGTCTCGGCCAGGCCATGGACGAGGGGCGCATCACGGGGCGCCTCGGGGCGCAGCTAGGCGCCACCCCGGCGGAGGCGCAGCGCTACGGGCACCTCGCCGGGCAGCTGTACGCGGCAGCGGTGACGGAGGATTTCCAAACCGCCGCGGACACGATCAGTGCCGTGATGCGGGCGGGTATCGCCCCGCCCGACGCGACCGAGGCGCAGCTCGAGGCGATCGCAACGAAGGTCGCAGACCTCGCGCAGACGTTCGAGCTGGACTTGGGGCAGACCGCAAACGCGGTCGGCCAGATGATCAAAACCGGTTTGGCGAAGAACGGCACCGAAGCACTCGACGCCCTCACCGCCGGTCTCCAGCGCATGGGCCCGCGCGCCGACGATATCGCCGACACCTTCAACGAGTACTCGACGATTTTTCGGCAAATGGGCCTCGACGCCACCACGGCCACGGGTCTTCTGTCACAGGGAATGCAGGCTGGCGCCCGGGATACCGACGTAGTCGCGGACAGCCTGAAAGAGTTCGTACTGATCACGCAGGCCGGCGAGAAAGCCGCCATGGACGCCTTCAAGTCCATTCACCTCGACGGCAAGGAGATGCAGCAAGCGTTCATCGAGGGCGGCCCCAAGGCGCGTGAAGCGCTGGACAGGGTCTTTGACGGGCTGCGCGGGTTGAAGGACCCCGCCGAGCGCAACGCCGCCGCGCTCGCTCTGTTCGGCACCAAGAGCGAGGACATGCAGCGTGCGCTGCTCGCGCTGGACCCGTCAGCGGCGACCGCGGCACTCGGCGCCGTAGGCGGCAGCGCCGACCGCATGGGCGACACGCTGCGCGACAACGCCGGCACGAGACTGGAACAGTTCAAGCGCGGCATGCAACAGAACCTCGTAGAGTTCCTGGGGACCCAGGTCATCCCGCGACTTGAGACCCTGTTCGGGTTCGTGCAGGAGCACAGCGCCGTTTTCAAGGTGGCCGCGGGCGTCGTGCTCGCACTCGGCGCCGCGTTCACCGTCGCATCGATCGGCGTATGGGCGATGAACTCCGCGCTGCTCGCCAACCCGATTTTCTGGATCATCGCAGGCATTGTCGCGATCCTCGCCGGGGCCGTGCTGCTGATCGTCACCTACTGGGGGCAGATCACGGCCGCCACGGACGCCGCATGGTCGTGGGTCGCGGCGAAGGTGGCGTGGGCAAAGGATCAAGTCCTCGCCGGTATCGGCCTGTTGGCACAGATCCCCGGGTGGATATCCGGGTGGTTCGGGCAGGCGAAGGACTGGGCCGTCGCCAAGATGCTGGAATTGGTTTCTTGGGCGGCCGGTCTGCCGGGCCGGATTTACGGGGCCCTCGCCACCCTCGCCGGTTACCTGTCGGCCCGCACGCTCGGCGCGTTCCAGTCGATGAAGACTGCTGCTGCCCGACGGGCCGGCGAGCTCCTTTCGTGGGTGCGTGGTTTGCCGGCCCGTATCGCCGCGTCGGTCGGGTCTTTGAGTGGCCTACTCGTCGACAAGGGCCGCGATATCGTGCGTGGCCTGTACAACGGTGTCCGCGGCATGGGCGGGTGGCTCAAGTCCCAGCTGATCAGCTTCGCAAAGAGCATGATCCCCGGGCCGATCGCCAAGGCGCTGGGAATCGCCAGCCCCTCGCGGGTGATGCGTGACCAGATCGGCCGCTGGATTCCGGCGGGCATCGTCGAGGGCGTCGAGGACGGGGCCGGCGCAGTGGACGCGACCATGCGCAATCTCGTGTCTGTGCCGACGGCCGGGCAGGCAACGGCCGCCACCGTCGCCCGGCACACCGCCGCGGCCGGCGCGTCGGCAGGGTCCGGCTCCGCGGAGGTCGTACGGATCGGCTCCGACGGAAGCGCGTTCGGGGATCTGATCATCGACACCCTGCGCAGGGCCGTGGCCGCCAAGGGCGGCAATGTCCAGTTTGCGATCACAGGAAGGGCGGCATAAGTGGCGTTCCCGACGACCCCTCTCGGCCTGCGGGGCGAGCTGCGTATCGGCAACGTGTGGCAGGACATCACCCGCGACCTCTACACGCGCGACCCGATCACGTACACGCGTGGCCGCCCGTACCGGTCGGCCGTCGCCGACCCCGCTACGTGCGCGGTGACGATCTGCAACCTTGACGGGAAGTACACGCCACGCAACGCCGAGGGCCCCTTCTTCGGGCTGATCGGCCGCAACACGCCGTTTCGTTTCACGCTGCCGGGCGGGCCGACCCGCTACCTCGCCTTGCCCGGCAGCGCCAACCGCGCCACCACCCCCGACACGACCGCCCTCGATATCACGGGCGACCTCGATATCCGGTGGGAGGGAGAGGCCGACTGGCACGCGAAGGGCGCCGTGTTCCTGATCGGCAAGTGGGGCGCCCCCGGTAACCGCAGCTACAGTCTGCGGCTGCTCGATGGGCAACTTCTGCTGCACATCATCGAGGACGGCACGAACGGCCCGAGTGCGTGGAATGTCCTACCCGCCAACCTGCCGAGTCACGCAGCCGTGCGCGTCACCCTCGACGCGGACAACGGCGCCGGTGGATTCACCGTGCGCATGTACTGGGCGCCCACCATGGCCGGCCCGTGGACGCAGTTTTCTTCTGATCTCGTCGGGCCGACCCCGCGAACGATCTTCACCAGTACGGCGCCCCTGTCCATCGCCCCCGAGCAGTACGACGTGTCACCAGTGCGCCGCCCCGTGACCGGCAAGTGCTACCGCGCCGAGGTGCGCAACGGCATCAACGGCACGATTGTGGCCGCGCCAGATTTCACCGCGCGCCCCCTGGGCGTGGGCGGCACCTTCACCGACAGCGCTGGCCGCGTGTGGACGCTCGCCGCCGACGCGGAGATCAGCGACCGGATCATCCGGTTCGAGGGCGAAGTGCCCGAGTGGCCGCCGAAGTGGACCACCTCCGAGCGTGACGCGTGGACGCCGATCGAGGCCGCGGGCATCATGCGCCGCCTCAGCCAGGGGCAACAGCCCCTGGACTCAGCGCTGCGGCGCCGCATCCCGTCGTACAGGCCTCTGGCGTACTGGCCCCTCGAGGAAGGCCCGCGGGCGACGCAGGCATCTTCGCCCATCGCAGGGGTGCGCCCCCTGCGCCTGACGCGTGTCAACTGGGCGGGCGCGGACACGCTCCCATCGTCGGGCCCGCTGCCCGTCCTCGCCTCCGCCGGTGGCGCACTGGCCATGCTGCAAGGGTGGGTGCCGGCCCCGGCCACGCCGACGACCGCATGGAATGTGACATGGCTGTACCGGCTCGACACCCCGCCCACCACACTGCGCACGTTCATGCGAATCAGGTCGACAGGCACCGTGCGAGAATGGCTCATCCAGTCCCGCGACAACGCCTCACGGATCATCGGCCGCGGCGAGGACGGCTCCGCCATCGTCGACGCCACGATCGGCACAAGCGGTGACCTGTTTAAGCAGTGGATCAAGGTTTCTTTTCGGGCGCAGCAGTCCGGGTCTTCCGTGTCATGGCGTATCGACTGGCAGGACATTGGCGGCGACGCGGGCGGATACGGCAACACCTACGCCGGCACCGTCGGCACCGTTACGTCCCTCGCATCCCCGCCGGACGGATACGCCGCCGACCTCGACGGAATGACACTCGGCCATATCTCCGTGTGGCCGACCTACGCGACCGCCGCGTATGACCGCGCCGTCGACGCGTGGGCAGGAGAGACCGCGGGCGCCCGCATGGTCCGCCTGTGCCAGGAAGAGGGCGTACCCCTGTCCATCCTCGGGTCAGTGGAGGACACCGCGCCGGTCGGTCCGCAGACCCCGGCGCCGCTGCTCGACCTGCTGCGCGAGTGCGCCGAGGCCGACGGAGGCTTGTTCGGCGAGGCGCAAGACCGCCGGCAGTTGCAGTACCGCACGCGCACGGACCTCTACAACCAGCCGCCCGCGCTGATCCTCGACTACGCGGCCGGCCAAATCGCCGAGCCGTTCGAGCCGGTCGAGGACGATCAGGTGCGCAACGCGTGGGAGGTCACCAGACAGGGCGGATCGAGCGGTACCGCCGTCCTCGAGGAGGGCGCCCTGTCCGTCGCCGACCCGCCGGACGGTATCGGCCTGTACTCCGACTCGGTCACGCTCAATGTGGCCGAGGACGACCAGACCGAACCCATGGCGTACTGGCTACTGCACCGGTCCACCTGGGACGAGGCCCGCTACCCGTCCGTGACACTGCTGCTGCACAAGTGCCCGGAGCTCATCCCGGCAGTGCTGGCCCTGCGCGAGGGCGACAAGCTGCGCATCGTGAACCTGCCCCGCCAATGGACCGGAAGCGGCACGGTCGAGCTCTTGGCCGACGGGTGGAAGGAGACGCTCCTACCGCGCCGGTGGGAGATCACGTTCACGTGCTCACCCGCCGGCCCGTGGACAGTCGGCACCATCGACGATCCCGTGTTGGGGCGTATCGACGCGGACAGCAGCCAGATAGCGCAGCCAGCCTCAGCGACTGCTACAGAGCTCACGGTTCGCACCACCGACGGCCCCGTGTGGGTGACCGACCCCGCAGAGTTCCCGTTCGATATCGCGGCCGGCGGCGAGACGATGACGGTAACCGCCATCACCCCGGCCATCGCCGATACGTTCTCCCGCACCGTCAGCGGAGGATGGGGAACCGCGGACAGCGGACAGGCGTGGACGGTGTCCCCTCCGGCGGACCACAGCGTAAGCGCCGGTGTCGGCGTGGCCTCGCAGCCGACCGTGCTTGTAGCGCACCTGGCCTTGCTGCCCGCGCCGACCGCCGACGTAGACCTGTACGTCGACGTAGCCACCTCCGGTCTCGCCGTCGGGAGCTCGATACTCACCGGGCCCATCGCCCGCGCCACGGACAACAACAACCACTATCAAGCCCGTGTCGAGTTCACGACGGCCGCGGGCGTCGTGCTGTCCCTCCGCAAGCGTGTCAGCGGCGCCGAGTCGCAGCTCGCCACCTACACCGCCCCCCTGTCGCACACCGCGGGCAGCTGGTACCGGGTCCGCTTCCAGGTCTTCGGGTCATCACTGAGAGCGAAAATCTGGACGCCGTCCGGCCGCGAGCCCGACACCTGGCATGTCGAGGCCACCGACACCTCACTCTCAACCGCCGCCAGCGTCGGCGTCCGCAGCTACCGCAACTCCGGCAGCACCGCCGCCGTCAACACCCGGTTCGGCACCTTCCAGATCATCAACCCCCAGCGGTTCCAGGTCGAACGGTCTGTGAACGGCATCACCAAGGCGCAGCCCGCCGGTACTGCCGTGCGTCTGGCCACCCCGCAGATCGTCGCCCTGTAAGGAGGGAATCCGGCATGCCTTTTTCCGTCTGGCAACCCGGCATGCGGGTGACCGCGAGCCGCGCGAACGACGCCGCCATGATCGGCGCCGTCGTGTTCTTCGCCAACCGCGGCAATCCCCAGTCGGTCCCCAGTGGCGTTGACTCCGCCTCGGGCGCGATGCAATGGGATGAGGTGCAGGTCGACTCGCTCGGCGGCTGGAACGCCGCGCAGCCGACCCGATGGACCGTGCCCCGCAGTGGTGTGTGGGAGTTCGCCGGTGCCGTCGCTTTCGACGCCTCCGGAAACGGCACCCTCCGCGAGGCCGTGTGGTACCTCAACGGCGCCGCCATGGCGATGGGCCGCGCTCGGTTCGCCGCGACGCAGTTTCCCGTTCAGGCGTTGACGGTCGAGGCCCGCACCGTGCCGCGCCTGCTCAGTGCCGGCGACTATGTCGAGCTGGTCGCAGCCCAGAACAGCGGCGGCACGCTGGGCATTGCGACCGGCTCATACCGGCCGTATATCAGCATCACCTACTGCGGCCCCGCC